TAGCGTCATGCTCGTCTTGAGCTTGGATTTCACCAAAATCACGACCAATCTTAGCCAGACCGTCAACCTGCGTAACAACTTGTTGCAGATTAACCTTCTTAGCACCGAATGTACGGACAGACTTGATGTACTTCAGGAAGTCAGAAGTATAGGTAGTGGTCGAACCGTCGGTTGAATCACTGATAGATGCAACATTGATTGTTGCACCAATCGGCTTAAACCAGCGAACTTGACCCATGTACGTTTCCGTACTGGTATCAATATTAGGGTTACTACCAACAAGAGCTGTACCAACCAGCTTCTTAGCATTGGTATAAGCTTCATCAGTATATGCACCAATCGCTTCTTGAAGAACAAAGTTGGTTGCACCCGTAATATTAGTGACAGCAGTCATAAATTCCTCATATTACTTCTTTCGCTGCTGGTTAGGTAATTTTCCTTCAGCAGCACGTTTTAGAACTTCATCTTGAGTCAACGCAAAGACAGATTCAGTCTTTTTCGTCTCGACATTAGAAGGAGTAAGATTTCCAGAACCGCCGCCAGTATTAACTTTTTGCTTAAACAGGAATGAGTTATCTGAGTTGTCTGCAAAAGTCTTAACGTAGTCTGCAATAGCTACGCCTGACTTGTGCACCCATTCGCCTTTATCATTTTGAACGAGATTGCCAACCATTTCTTTGAAAGCCATATCCGTAGCATTAGAACTACGAAATTCCAATCCAGATAAAGCACTGCGAAGAGTATTGTCACGAGTTAACTCAATGACTTTCTTTTCAGCAGCTTCGCGCTTTTCTCTTTCTTCCTTGATTTGAAGTTCGGCAGCTTCACGGTGCTTTCCTTCTTCTTGGAGTCGTGCTACTTCAGCATCACGAATCTTCTTTTCAGCTTCGTCTGCGCGCTTCTTTTCAGCATCACGTGCAGCATAGGCATTATCAAGGTTCTGCTTAATTGGCTTTAGCTTTTCATTTACTTTAGTGTCAACAATAGCGTCAATATCAGGGACATTAGGGTCAGTGACATTCGTCGTCTTAGGATCAGTAGTAGTCGTCTTAGGATCCACTACAGTATTACCGGGGTCTGTATTCTGATCAGCCATTTCAATTCCTTTGAGTACAACTCATTTTAGTGGGTACAACCCTATTTCTCGGACGGATTGTCCGGGTTTAGTTAACAGGATGTCTTAACCAATACCATACCAATCATAGTCGTGTTTAAAGTCATGTGGTATTGACTTCAGAATATCTTCAAACTTTAAAATATCTGATTCTTTTAATGTCTTACCACCGATTTTTGAAACACCTGCAATTGGTATAAGGCCTAGCTCAATAGCTTCTTGCATATATTTGTCATAAAGCTCTTTGGGAAGACCTCTGGCACGCATTTCATCTAGTGTAAGTTTAATAACATTGTTATCCAACATCTTAGCATAAATCTGTCTAAGTGCATCTTTACTTTTAATCATATCTGCAGCATTTGTAAAGAAAGCGTCATGGACAGTCGATGTAGAAATGTTATTAGCTTTACCCCATAAATGGAATTTCTTTACAATAACAGCATCATTAGAATGATTGCCATTAACAGCAAAAGCAGTTCTTGCTTTAGTGCCATCAGCAATGTCATTAATCTTACCAGATTTATTTGCGAGTTCTTCCCACCAAGACGCTGACGTCTTTTGTGGGATCTGAAGAATGTTAGTCATCCACTCTCCTTCAGGTGTCTTATACAATAAGCGTTCCTGAAAGTTCTGAGTGAAATTCTGTTCAATAATTTTATTATCAAAATTTACCCAGGGAACATTAGTCCAGCTCTTAGGTAATTTATTAGCATAAAATAACTCTACTTCAGAAATCTTTTGCTCTTCTAAAAGTTTCCCTTTAAGCAGATTTTCTAAAGTAGGTGGTGCTGGTGTAACGATTTCTAATTTAAAGAACTTACCACCAGTACGCCTTGTTTCCGGAGATGGTACACCATATAGTATATTGGACAGATTACCATCAGGTATCCAAAAACCAAATCGCTTAAGTATTTTCTCAGATACAGGCTCTCCAGCCTTCAAACCAAATGTTCTACTAACCCAATTGGGTAACATATAACCTTTTTCTTTAGTACCACGAATAGCAATCTTAGATACTGTCTGCCAGTCAAAATCACTTTGAGATGGTTTTGCATTCGCTAAATAGTCTTGTGCTAATCTGCCAAGGAATCTAGTAAAGTCTTTAAACACAGGTGCTTGGTCTGAAAGATGTTCACTCATTATACTCGCAATATTCTTGAAATCATCTGGTGTAACAATCTTGTCATATGATGTAGACATCTTTTCAACTAGCTCACGAGTCTGTGGCTGTAAGAAATACAGTTGTTCAAGAATATCATCACCTGGATCAAGTCCTTTGTTGAAGATATCTTTTACATTATTTCTTAACTGTCTTAATTCATCTGCAACGTCAGGAGCAAATCTTTCGTATTTAGCGATACGAGCTGAAATTTCATTAAGAACTAGATCGCGGTTAGCTGTAGTTACAACTAGTGTATCTGCTTCTTTATTAAGAATCTTACTAAGCTTTCCTTCAACATTAAGAATACCTGTACGTTCACCAGCACCATAAAATGTAACCATATTCTGCGCTTTGGCAGCTTTACGGAGATCCTTTTCAGAAAGACCTAGCTTCTCATTTATCTTACGAAAACGAGAATCATTATACGTGAGTGAAGCAATCTCATCATAGAGACGTTTCTTATATGTCGTAGGAACAACATTACTAAGTTCAGCGAGTTGCTTATTCTTAGTAGTAAGCGCAATAATCTGAGCACCACTAGAAGATGCATCCTGCTCAAGGGCTAGTGCAGTCTTATAATTCTTCAATGTCTGCAAAGACTTAGTTGAATAGTCACCTTTGAGATAATTGTCAATCTTAGCCTGTTCCATCGCTAAACGATAGAATTTGCCAAGATCTTCACCATCTACTGCCGCAGCCACATTAGAATTAAGAATGTACCTAATATCATCAGGTTTACCACGGAGCATATGATTACCAAGATCAACCATATGTGCTCGCCACTTTTCAGCAATTCTTTGTCGTCCAGTATTAGAAAGCGAATTATAGCGTCCTTCAAATGAATCATTCAAACCTCCGAGGAAAGAACCTATCTGATCTTGGATATTATAGAAACCATCAATACCTAAAGGCTTTGCATCTGCGGTATTAAGAAATGGTCTAAATGTTTCACCAGACTGAGGAGATATTAAACCACGATCATATATACGAGCGCGATGATCGATGAAAGGGTGATTACTAAAAGCATCACCAGAGTTCCTGAGCCACTCCATTGCCTTGAAACGTTCATAAGCATCGCCGCGCGAGGCTATATATTTGCGATACTCATTCAAATCATGATAGTATTGTGCTTTACCTTTATCATCTTGAAAGTAAAGTAATTTCTTAGTAAAATCATAATAGTCTGGATCAATTCTATATTTCGCCTTTGCTGCCCAATTAAGTGCATCGACCATGTCTTGATCGATAAATTCCGTTGGAAAATCGCTAAAACTCGTAGATGAGGTAATTGGAATACGCGTATCTTCGTATCCAAGAATTCCACGATCAATAAAGTATGTTTTGAAGCCTTTCCTAAAAACAAGTTCATTCTCTTTTGTGGAAACACCTAGGCGTAACCCGACATCTACTTTCCGAGTTAGTTGTGCATACTCTTGTATTCTAGGATCGGTAACTCGAATGTTGTATGAAATGGTATCATAATAAGGACCGAAATAATTACCACTCATACGGCTCTTCATGCGACGTTTCTGTACACCATAAGTTTCAATAGCATAAAACTTATTAGTAGACTTTGAATCGAGAATCGACATACCAAGATTATACCAGTCATTACGATTGCCATTATAGTTAGCAAGTGTATATAAATCACGTCCTAATGACACAGCAAATTGGTCACGATCTGGAGTATCAGCTAATGCTAGTCTTTGAGCAAACTTTAAGTAGAACTGCTGAAGATCACCTTCAGATAAACGAGTCCATACTTTAGGAGCTTCTGTAAGTATAGCATTATCAAATGTACTACGCAGTTCTTTAGCAATCTTCGGGGCCACTTTATCTTCCCAATTATTCTTTGCTAGAATGTTAGGGACAAAGTTCTTACGAAGATCATCTAATTGAGAAGGTCCAAGAACTGGATCAAGATAATTAGATTCAAGAAGTCTTTTAAGCACATCTTTATCACGACGTAATTGTGTCTCTATCGAGTCAGAGACATTCATTACATCAAACTTAATTTGTGATTGTGAGACAGCTTTGAAGTTCTTCCAAATCTCTTTATTATCACGATATCTTGAAAAGAGAATTCTAAGATTATCAGATACAACAGCACGTTCATTAATGCTCATGCGATCTGATAATGAGTTAATAAATCCCGTAATAAATTCCTTATCCTTATCAAGAAGCTTTTCACTTTCTTGCACAAGTCTAAGATTATTACCTAATACAGTCGGTGAAGGTTGATACAATCTAGTATCTTCATAACGACTAGTAAGTGGATTAAATACCAGCTGATCTTCTCTAGGTGGAATAGAAATTACGCGAGTACGCATATTTCTCTTATTACCAATGAGTAGACCACGGTAGTTAGTTACCGACAGAGTACCATCTAATTCGTTTGACTGTAATAGGTAATAATCACGTAATGTTTGCTCAAGTTTCTTATCATAAATAAAGTCTTCAGGCGTGGCTGCACCTAACTGCATAGAGTCAAGTTTAGCTTTAGCATTAGCAAATCTAACAGTATCGTTAGGTAATGTGTAACCTGAATCAGACATTTGACGAAGTTCTTTAATGCCGATAGAATTGCCTTCGGGATTTGAGAACTTATCTATTGTCAATTGGCCTGAATTAAACATATTTACTTTTTGATAATCACCTAAATGACGCAATTGCACATCAGTAGTCTGACGCTTTAGCCAATCATTGTAGGTTTCTCTAGATGGTGATTGACCATCATAAAATGCTATCTGTTCAGGAGTTAAATTCTTGATATTCTTTTGCCGAACTCTAGCAACACCTTCTAGATCGGCAATATCAGACCAAGACTTGAATACAGGGATCGTTGTTGATCTGCAATTAAAGTGAGCTGGTGGGAGATGTAACGTATCACTGACTGGGTATATGTGTCCATCTCGGCTAGCACAGAGAAGTGTTGTTCGAGAATCAAGGACGGCAACATATTGATATCCATTTATCGCTTTCTCGTTAGCTTGATAAACTGCGTGATCAGCTTGCGATGACACGCTCGTAATTGCTGTAACAACCAGGCCTCTGGATTGCGCACGAGTAATATCATGAATACTACCTTTTCGAACAGCTAAAGCTATCTGATCAATAGTATTGTTATCAGCTATACCACGACGAATAACGGCTTCAATACGTTTCTTCTCAGCAATACTTATATTAGCCCATCCTTGTGCAAGAGTAACATCATTATAAAGAGGTTTATTTAAAACAACATCCTCAGCCACGCGAGTAGCTGGTCTTTCTGCTTGCCAAACAGTACTCATTGCTGCTTCAATATTTTGGTAAGCATAAGAAACCTGATCTACAAATAAGTCAAGTAACGATCTACTAGATGTATTATGTGCTTCTCTGAATGTCTTTAAGATTTCATAGTCGATAGCCTTAATAAGCATTTCACGACCATTTACAGAGAGATCAGCATTGTTCAATAAATCATCTAGTCTGACCGTGTGCCCGTCAATGACTGTTTCAATTTTCTTATTAACTCTACGTTCATAAAGACGGATCATTGCAGCACGATCAATTGCTTTGTCGTAGATAAATGTGTTTGCATTGATATCAGCCATTTAAATTTTCCTTATGTAGCTTCCTTTACAA